GGGTCACGCCGGCGGCTTGCGAACATGGCATCGACGTACTGGTACAAGGCGTATTTGAGATCATCGGTCACGGCTGAACCGGCAACGTAGACAATGGAATAATTGAACGTCCCCGGCTCAAACGCTGGGCGATACCCCGCGTCGTAGGGTTGCAGGCGGTCATACTGAGAGTCCACAAACCAGCGGCCCCAATCTTCGTTATAGAAATAAAGCACGCCCCGCGTTGCGTCAAAGGTGTAGATGCTGGAATCCAGCACATAAGTACCGCCGTTCACAAGCAACTGCGTTACGCTGGTAACACTTGCAACCGGCCAGTTGCGGAGTTGAATCGACCGCTGATCGGGACCGATTGAATATTTCTCGGTAAACGTGCCACCTTCAAACGTGCGGCCCGTCAACCGCTGCAAGGCCGCCGTAGCCGCGTTGATGCACACGCCGATAAACGTATCATCACCAATGCCGGAGATTCCGGCGTATGTCTTGTATTCCGCTGTGGTGATGATCGCCAAGGTTGCCCCCGATCAGTTGAGGATGAGCATTTCGATAGACGCTGAACCCGACACGTTGGCCGCCGTGGAGCAAAGCACCAATAGCCAATTCACACCGAGGGCATCGCCGGGTACGGCTGTCACAGGTGAAATAAACGTGTACCACGGGCTGTAGAGATTTGGCGTACCCGCTGCGTCCCGAATGTCATTCGTCGCGTCAAGCGTAAGGGTGATGCCTGAAGCCGATGCGGAATTGTCCAGCCGGTTTGGTGCAAACGTGCCATCGTTGGCAAACGCATCGGACGTGGGCGACGAATTGGTATACACGCCGTAGACCTGAATTACGGGCGAGGTAGTGACTGTGCCGGTGTATTTCACCCGGAACGCAACCTTGCCGCCGTTATCACCTAATGCCACCCAGCGGCAGTTAGAACCTGCGTAGCCAAGTGGGGCTTTCAACTCAGTGGAGTTGGCCGCCGTTGCTTCTGCGTCGCTTACAACGGTTACAACGGTACCTTTCGCGGTTGCAGGCACATTCGGGGTCAGAGGTGTTTGCGCGTTTGACTTTGTGAATGCGGCAAGGGGCATTGTTCACCTCTTTGTTATCGAGTTGATGGGCGGACGATCCCATCTTGTTCTCGGGTCTTTTTCTCATAAAACTCCCCCCGTCGTTGCCAACGGGGGAAGCGGAAGGGTGCTGGTTGCTCACACCAGCGGTTGATTAGGCAGTGATAAACAACGTCTCAGCCGCACCACGTTCGGCTGTTGTGTTTGGCGATTGGCTGATCGGCTCAAGAATCCAAGTGCCGCCGATAAGCGTGGCACCTGCGCCGCCGGTGATCGTGGCCCGCAACCATTTCTTGCGAACACCTCCACACGGGACGAACGCGACAAACGTCTTGTTGTCCGAATCTGCCGCCGTGGGCGAAGCAAAACTTCCGCCTGTCACAACAGTGTATGTAACATTGTCGGCTGACTCTTCCACGTTGAAAAGCGAAGCGTTGGCCGCGATGTTGCCGATGTTGATAACGAGCGTAGCAAAGCCGCAATCAGACACGTTGATGCCGGGTCCGTCTGTCTTTGCACCATTGGTATCAGCCGGGTTGAAAGCGTTTGCGAACTTGGCGTTTTCCAGAATCTTCATAGGTCATTCTCCTTGTTTTGTGTATTAGGTGGTAACGAGGGACACAATCGGTCCAAAGGTGGAACCGCGTCCGTCGCCGTGAATGTTCACGTTCATGCGAGCGTGAGCACGGATAGCGATGTCGCCGGTGTCGAAGTAGAACGAATCGCTGGTAGCCACTTGGACTTCCTTGCGAACGCCGAGCATCGAACCTCCAACAAAGTCGCCAAAGTAAAGACACTTGGAAGTGCCTGCTGAAGCCGTAGGCATCACCTGAGTGAAGTAGAATGGGTATCCCAACAGCGAAGCATCGCCGCCGCCGGTCGAAGGACCGATGATGTCCTTGAACCGCTGCAATTCGACGTTCAGGCGGATACCGACCTGTGCGAACCACTGGCGGGAACCCAAGAACGCGAGACGCGACGGGTTGACGTTCTCGACCGATCCGATGATCTTGGTAATGTCGCCGGAAGTAATAGATGCCCACGTACCGCCGCTGGCGTTGATGTAAGCGCCTGCGGGCAGGGCGTTGGCAAGTCCCAACTGGTTTCCGTAGGTTGCAGAACCATCACCAAGGATGTAGTCAGAGTCCTCGCGGATCAACTGGGCCTCAGCGATGCTGCTGTTGATGTCGTCGGCCACGTTGATAGCCGCGTCATCAAACAGGTTGATATTCACCTTGACCAAGCAACCGATGTCCTTGGCCGTGAGGTTCACGGTGTCATAGGAATTGTCGGACAGTGCGAAGGAACCCGTAGCCGCACGGTGCGCCATCGTGACGATGCCGGTCTTGCGTGGTTGCCGCTGAATGTCACGGGTCATAGTCACGACGTTGGCAACCTTGCGGGCCACGCCGTACGTTTCCGTCAGGTAGATCAACTGGGCAACGTAAGACTCGGGAATCAACGCGCCGCCGTTGTAGTTGTGCACACCGGCCATCGCCTTCTGCACGATCTCCATGTCGGCCCGCTTCTGCTCGTAGTGCTTTGCTCCGGCAGTAACAAGGCGAATCTGGGCGGTTGCATACTCGGCCTCATCGGAATCCGCGTAGGCGGTCTTTCCGAGTTGTGCCTTGATGTCATACGCCTTCTTCGCCTTCTCGCGCCAACGTCCCTTGACCATCACCTCAGGCCCACGCCCCGGATCGGCGGGGTTGCCAGCGGGAGTCGCGGACGGTGCCCGCAACTTCATAGTGGGGGCCTTCGCCCACACATCGTCAAACTTCAACTTAGTACCATCGGGTGCATCGACTTCATTTGTGTCGATACCTTGCGATGCCATCCACGATTTCACGGCAGCGGGATCGGTGTCCGACCCGGTGTAGCCGTTGCCCTTCAGGGCTTCAATAAGACTCTTGCGGTCCATATGTCACCTCACAGATTCGATAACGGAACTGACTTTGAGTCAGGGTCCGTTGCCGATGCCGTGAGGGACGATTCCGCCGAGATTACTCAGGGCCTATCGCCGACCGCCAAGGGTCAACTCCACCGAGACGCGATTACGCTCAACAGAGACGCAACCGCTTCATAGGTAACTGTAGCCGTTTGATTTCCCGGCTGTCGATACCTAGTGCATGAGTATACATCGTGTTTACGCTCCCGGCTCGGATCACGTCCTCGATCCGGGTACGCGACTTTGCCGCCACGGGGGTAACCGCTTGTGCGTAGCAAGTAACATTGCAGGGCATGGCGGTGAGGGAGATCTCAAGGAACCGCCACTTGCGGACGATTGACCGTGCCATCGGGAACCGCTTGGATTCTTCCGGGGTGGGGCTACCCCAATCCAAGGCATCAAAACCAATCGAAACGCCGATAGTGCCCATCTCTTGAATGGTGTCAAACACCGACTCGCCAAAGGCGGGGTTGGCCTTGGTCAGAATCTTGGCCCGGAAGTCCCAGCCGGTATGCACGCCGTTGGCAATCATCGGCTTCAGCACTCGAATCTTGCCGAGTACGCTGCCCATGTCATAGCGGTGATCGACGTACAGGATGCGGGTTTTGTCGATATACCCGGTGTCAGCCCCCTCCGGCAGCACCACCTCCTCGGATTCATCGACGGCATTGGTGGTAGCGATACCCCAGATATCACGCTCTTCGCTGTCGGACTCGACCTCCTCGATAAACCCGCCGACCACGCCAACAGGCCCCTTGATAGAGGCAGCGGCATTGCGGGCTTTGATGCAGTCGATAAAGGAACGCGGCTCAAGTGTTTCAGTTGGCATCGGGGTTTACTCCGGTAACATCGCAAGCACAGTTGGGGTGTGCAGGATTGTGATTGATATCCCATTTCGCGGTGAAGGTACGGACCTTCCCGCCCTCATCGACGTAAGTGAGCGATTCCCCACCCCGCATGAACGGCACGCCGGCAGGTACTGAGTTGCTTCCGTAGGTAGCGACGATCTTGTCTACCAATGCAAGGCAGATAGGGCACGCGGACGCGAGCACGTCCCATTTACGATTCTGGCCTGCCGCCTCGATTTGAGCGTTGGCTACGCTGCCCTGAATGTTAGAAACTTCCGTGCGTGCGATAACCGCCGCTCGATCCTCGTTCACACCCGGCCCCATGATGTCCTGTACGGCCTGCCGTGCGTTGCCGGTTTCCGTGGTCCGCTGAATGATCGCGGCCAGTTTGTCATTGGTAGTATTGGTCAACTCCTCGATAATCAAACGAGTACGTTCGCCGGCGTAGACGTTGGACATTTCCGTAACCGCTTGCGGACTCATGACCTCGCCGCTCATGGCATCGCGGTAGCCCTCGGCGAAGTACCGTTGCAAGATGCCTTGCAATTCGGCTTGCATAAGTGATGGGACCTCGGTAACGCCCACAGCGGCCATATCCGCCACCCGTTTCAGCCACCCGTCAATGGCCGATTTCAGTGCCGCTTCCAAAGATGCGAGTTTGTCCACTTCTTTAACCCGCGTATCGGAATGGCAGCACCCGCACGGGCTGTCATAAAAGCAAACGTGCTTGGTCTTGGCCTCTGGCTCCTCATTCTCTTCCTCTGGTTCCGGCTCTGGCTCGGGAGTATCCGCTTCTTCCGGCTCTTCCGCCGTTTCCGTCGCCGCGTCTGCCACTTCCGTAGACAACGCGACCTCTTCCATCGGCTCCCGCCCCAATTCCTCCCGCAATTCGTTCACGCTGATAGCCCCAGCCATCTTCAACTGGATAAGGGTCTGGACCTTCTTCTCTTCATCCTCCGCCACCGGATTGTCATAGGCAAAGAAATACCCCTCCATCTCCATGCCTTCAAACATCGGGATAAGCAGATTGGTCAAATCATCCGCGTCGCGTTGCAACCGGGGGAGGATGCCGTATCGCATCCACGCCGGATCGCCCGCGGCAGCGGCAGCCAATGACCCTTCATTGGGGCGCACCACACTTTCGGGAATGTCATACGCGGCCCAGATGATTTTTGCACACTCAACCGTCCCCGCCGTGTATTCCATGTCACGCGGCTTCATCGCCATCGGCGTGATCTTGGCCCCACGGGTCACCAGCCAGTTGCCGGAGTTTGCCACGCCAGCGACCTGCCGCTTCACGGATTCTACGTATTGGTCGATTTGGTCCTTCGATGTGTTAGGATCAAAGTCCACATGCACCGGGGGCAGACCAAAGTTTTTCCACCTTGCTTGTTCGCTCATCGTCGCTAGTGTGAGTAACTGAGCATACGGGAAGATATCGGAAACTGGCGAACGCCCGGAGTACGGGTCAGTCGGATCTGGTGCGAACTTAGTGTGATAGATGGATTCGCGTGGGTATAACTTGGCGATAGCCATGTCGCGCCCGTACAAGTACCCCTCCAGATATTGCTCATCCCCTGACTTGCCAATCTTGGCCGAAACGTACTGCGGCAACAGCGGAATCATCGCCATGTCCGCGCCTTCATCGTCGATCAACGTGTAGGAATCGCCGACGATCTCCTTGGAAATGAACCGCAAATACGTGGTGTCCGCCGCCGTGTAATACTTACTCGGCTTATTCAGCAGGTCCAAGATCGGGTGATCCTCAATCTCAATCGCACCAAACCGCGCCATGTTCGCCGCATCTCCGCCCATTTCCTTGATGCGTTCGATCTCACGCCGCTTGACCTTGCGGCCCTTCTTACTTGTATCTTGCGAGTAGAGGCGGAGTTTCTGGCTTGCACAAACGCTCGCATTCTTACGGGCACAGATAGACACCCAATGCCCAAAGAAACTCATCAACTCCTGATGCGTTCGCCGCTCTGCCCACATACGCCCCGTGGTATCTGCAGCGGTGATCGTGGTGTTCAACCACGGCATATTGATACCGCCCGCCGTGTTGACGGTCACGGCTTTCGCACGCTTGCGGGTAACCTTGCCCTTGGGTTTGCTCTTTCCACGGCCTGCCACGGTTACCTCCAATCCCCGTCGAAGGGATCATCTCGGAAACTAATAGACGTAAACACCGGCTCAGGCCGCATGGCAATCTCAGAGATTCCATACGCCGCCAAAGCCAGCGAGCAAACGCAGTCGTCGTGTAGCCCTTCCGGGGCGGTGTAGCGTACGCCGTGCTTGTGGTACTCATACTCGAACGAATGCAACTCATCGACCATTACAGGTTCGTCGATGATGCCAATCGCCTCACGGTGGATCGCGGACGCAAGCCCACCCATCAGGCGGTCCTTGGATTCGCTTGTAAACTTGAACCCCTCGACCCGCCCGGGGTGCCTGAACTGAATCCGCTCGGTGATCGGTTGGCCCACCCCCGTCGCGTCCATGATGACCTTGGCGTTGGGGTGCTCGGCTATGTGCTTGCTAATTCGCCGCTCGGTTTCTTCCCACGCAACCTGATTCCAACGATCAAAGATACACGGCATCCCCGCCGCGTCTAGCCCGCACACCACGGTAAAGTCTGATTCCTTCGCCAAGTCGATGCCAATGACAGCGGCTTTGGTGTTCACCAGTTTCTTCAAGCACTTATTGATCTGCGAGATGCCGAACGGGTTGCCCGCATCGTCGGCGGGTTCGGCTAGGTACAACTCGCGGAATACCGCTTCCGGCAGTACCCGCTTGGCATCCTCGATTTCCGCCTCATCTAACACCCCACCACGTACCGCGTCATAGGCGGTGATCTTTGTGTATTGGAAGTCTGCCTCACCAGCCCGTGCCCGTTGGCCCAACTTGTAAGCCCAGTTGCGGCGGCCCTTCACGTTGCCGATGACCCGCACCTTCCCCCGCGTCTTTGTGAGCGTCGAACGTACGGCGGTCCAAGCGTCTTCCTTGACGCGACTTCCCTCGTCGATGACAGCCGCGTACACGTCTTCACCGTACAGGGTGTCGGGCTTGTCCCCGCCCTTGAACCAGATCGTGGCACCGTTGACTTTGAGCGTGATCGTGAGTTTGGTTTTGTGGTAGCCCCAGAACTGCTGATCGGGGTCAACCCGCATCATCATGCGGTACATACGCGAGAATGCAATCTCGGCCACGCCGTAAGTAGGCGCGACCCACCAATAGTTCCGCCCATCCTTGCCCGTGGTCCATGCCTCATGCAGAATCCAAGTGAGGCACCCCACCGTCTTCCCCGCTTTGGTAGACGCTTCCGTAATGGCATACCGGGCATCATTGAAGAACGCCGAGTGTTGCTCGGGGTAGAGGCGGGGGAGTTGTAACGTCAACTCGCTCACCTATCAAACTCCACTTTGAGTACGCGGACTTCAGTTGCCTCCGTCGCCTTGCCGCCGTCGATGCGTTCATTCTTCTCGCGTACGTGATCGTCGGCCTGATTCTGGCCCTCGGCCACGCCGATCATTCTGGCAGCAGCGATAGCCCGATCCGGGTCCAGTAATGGATCGGCCACGAACCCGGCCATGCGGTCTACCACCACCTTTCGTACCTCTTCGCTAATCGGCCACCGTTGGCGGATCGCCCTCTGGATCAACTTCGCGTCCGGTTGCACTTGCTTTGGGTTACTCCCAATGGTGATGTCGTCGCTCATCGGCCCCTCACTAGTCTGCCGCGTCCGGCGTTGCGTTGTGCCTGTGCCGATTGTGGGTACTGGTACGCCCCGTAATCGCCCGCGTAGTAGTTGCCGGTGATGCCGCGTACGGGCTTGTATGAAGGGTTGATGTACGTGCGGCGTAGCGTCGAATTGCTTGCCAACTCCAACGATTCCGACGTGCGGTAGAACTGTGCGGACATGGCCGATTCAATGAACTTGGGGGCCTGTGCCCCGGTCCCGCTTTCGACCTGCGTAATCCATTCTGACTTTGTATCAAACGCGGTGTTCGACGAATACCGTGCCAGCGTCGGGGAGAATCCCAGATACGCATTGGTACGGAACTCGTGAGCCGCCGCGTTCAGTGAGTTGTCCGACACACACAGGTAGCAATTCGTGACCGGCTTGGCGACAAAGCCGATGACGCACCCGTAGACGCGGTAGGTGTAATTCGTCTTGCCTTCGTAACTGATGAAGTAGCAATCGTTTGAGTTGCTGCCCGTGTCGATCATCGAGCAGCCGATCATGCCTACGCCATCGCCGGAATCGAACGTGCCGGTGAAGGTGTGGATGTTGTACCCGAACCCGCCTGAGCGGTCTGAATTGAACCGGAACTCGCACGATGTGAACAGCGGCTTGTGTGCAATTCCTGAGGTTTTCCGCAACAACAACGCACCGTTGAGAGATTGCCCTGCTGGTCCGCAACGCTGCAAATCGAACTTGCAACGGTCGATCCACACGCTGTCATAAATCGACATCTGAACCGCATCGACGCACCGGCATGAACGCATGGTTGCATTGCGGCTTGCGGTGCTATCCCAGTTGCCGGCGTAACTTGGCATGTTATTGAAAGCAAATGGCTCTGCGTTCGTGTCGTCGTCATACATGTACGCGGTGCAACCGTCGATGATAATGCCGTTTATCAAATTGTTTGACAGTCCGTTGGTATGACAGTAATACCCGGTCATATTTGTGCTGGACTGAATTACGGCCCCGTCCATAGCCATATGCGGCTTGACGTGTGCTACGCAATTCAGGAACCGCACGCCGTTCACTTGGGTAGAAGCGCCACCAGCAAAGGCGATGAAGTTAGTGCTGGACTTGTAGAGCGTGCCGGAATCAAAGCCGACGAATGTGTGGTTGACGTTTGAGCCCGACCCGGCGCATCCCATCCCGTGGTACCCGGTATCGTCGCCAAGCCCGCCGTAGGTGTAGTTACCGTCTCCGCCCTGACAGATGATCGCGTACCCGTCGGCGTTTGAGTACGGGTTGATATTCCAGTACCGCGTGAGTGAGGCGTTGATCGAGCACCCCGTACACGATGCCAGCGTGTCGCCCTGATAGGGGCTTGTGCCCGCCGATGCCGCGTAGGGGTTCGCCGCGTTACGGCCTCGGATGATGCCAATCGTGACCGTATTAGGGTCGGTGCCGTCGGTGATGATGCGAAGCGTGCCGGTGCCCGAGTTGTAATTCCAATCCCACGCAGCGGAAGGTACGGCAGCGTACCGCAACTGGCCCTTGCGGAGTGTGCGGCCACCCTTGCCAGCGACGGTTTGAGTATCGTAATTCCAAGTTACACCGTCAATATACAGCCCGGTGTTGAGCACCTTCTCATAAGTGTTGCCGGAGATGTTCAGCCAACTGCCGGACAGGTTCGCAGTGTCGCCCCGGATGGTGCACTCGCCGTAGTTGATAACCTGTATGCCGGTCTTACTGGTGAGCGTGAGCAGCCAGCCGGTATCGTGGAACGTGGCCGCAACTCCATACGTCGGGCGGAAGGTGCCCTGCCGGTAGATTCGATCTCCCGTGCCCGCCGATGACAGCCAAGCCGCCGGTGCTACGCCGGTGTACGTCT